TTTTTTTTAGCGGATACATCGGTGAACAGGTTGTTGCCCCACAGTTCCAGAATCTGGGGCAGGATTTCGTAAATGGAGAACATCTCGAACTGATCAAGCCACTCATCAATCGTTCCCGGAATCGTGGGATCCGCATGCAACGCCATGATGTACGCCACGTTTTCAAAGATCTCCAGATCCTCAATCTCCAGCTGTTCTTCCCCATCCTCCCGTTTCTGATAGGACTTCTCCAGCCGGGCCAGGTCCTTGAAAATATCCCGGCGGAACTTCAGCCGATACAGGCGCGGGATGGTCGCAGACGATTTGAATGTGACTTCCTTCCCGTTAATGCTTACAGTTTTCTGAATCATATTGCTCCTCCTCAGCCTTCAGGCACAGTCGTTTCTTCTTCGCCCTCATCATCTTCCGGAATTTCCGAATTCGCAGGGCAATAGACGGCCTTATACCAGTCGGTATAAACCGAGTCGGTGGTGTCATCTCCGGTACGTGCCTTGACCAGACCATCCTCCCGCGGATCAGCCGTCAGGCTCAGCGTTTCCGTTCCGGGCTCAATGTTGTCTTCCTTGGTGGAAGAATCGATCGTGGGCCGCTTGGACACAGAGCAGTTGTACAGCACATGCCGGATCGCATGCTTATCTCCATCGAACTCAAACAGCAGCGCGAAGCATACCGCTTCCAGGCTCTTGTTGGTCTCGATGAAAACGTTGTTGGAATCCTTCACTTCCTGCAGCACCCGTTCCCTGAACCATTCAGGAATCAGCGCAATCTCCAGATCGCCGGAGTACCCGTTGTTGGAAGCGCTGCGGAAATACACAATGCCATCCGCATAGAAGGGAGAAGTTTCACCCTCTGCATCCAGTGACAGAGAAACCGCGCCGGGGATTGCCAGTGGAGTTTCATAACTGAATGTACCCTCCTGGCTCGTGGTCATGATGGCCGCATGGACATTCTTCAGGTTGTACTTAATCTTGTTCTTGCTCATAAATTACCTCCGTCGAAAATAGCACTTCGTACAGTCTCTCTTCTGAGATCCATACTTCGCTTTTGTCATAAAAAACACCGTGCCTGTCGAGCACGGATTCAATCTGCATCTCCACATCTGGCTGTTTCCTGTCGGTATACAGCTCAATATGAAGGTCGTTGATCTTTTTATATACCGTCCCATCTGCAGCAAAATTGTTTGAGGATGGAAATAAAAAGATCAGAAAAGGTGGTTTCGGGGATTCCCCCTCTTCGAAATGGTCATAGGCAAGCGGAAGCCCTGTTTCCTCCAGCATGTCCACGATTTCCGTGTAAGTCAACATCATCCCTCCAGTGCCTTCGCAATATCATTCTCCAGCTGTTCAATTCCAAGCTCTTCTGCAGGTTTAATATGCGGAATGGCTCTGACCCTGCCGCCTCCGCGTTTTGCGTGCCCATTCTCCAGCAGATGCGCAATCATATATCTGGAAGGGCTGTAAACCGTCACTTCCAGGCTGACTGAGCTTTCCGCCGTCACCTTCGTTGACCAGGACTTGGCGTACCTGCCTGTTCTCACCGGAGCGGAACTGTTGATCTCATCCTTTACTGTTTTCCCCGCGTCCCTGACCGCTTTTTTCATGCCCTCTGTGGACAGTTTCTGATACTTTTCCAGTTCTTCATTGACAGCCTCCGCCAAGGCATCAATCTTGATTGATCTGCTCATTGCCGGGTCTCCTTCCTGCACTTGAACCGGATGGTTTTCCCCTGATAGTTCATCATATCAACAGAGAGGATGTTATAAGCTTCATTTCGGAAGCTTACCCGGTATCCGGTTGAAGATACTCCTGCCAGTTCAGGGCAATACCGGACCTCGAAGGTGATTTCCCTTTCCTCATCAATTACTTCATTTCCGCTTTCATTCTGCGCATAAGTGCTTGCGTACGCAAAACAGCTATAGATTGTTTCCCAGCTGCTTGAGTGATTTCGATAGGCGTCAACGAGGACAGTACGTTTCTGGAAAGCAATCCTCTCCTTCATTCTGGCGATAGCCTGTGCCATCAAAACACCCCTTCCCGGATGGAGAAGAGCAGATTCCGCAGGGTAAGAACCAGATCGTGATGATCAGCTTCCTCTCGATGCTCATACAGGTAACCAAGCGCATAAAGAATAGCAACCCGGAGAATTTCCTTCATCTGCAAGATTTCCGCCTTGCTGAATTCTTCAGTATGAATTGTCAGGTTTTTCCGCATATTTGCGGTATATTCAGCGATTCCTTTCCACTCGGTTGTTGAAAGCCGCGCCACATCCATACAGATCATACAGGCGGATGAAAGCAGAGATGCAATCAGGCTGTCCTCATAGGCTGAATCAACCCTCAGATAGGCTTTCGCTTCTGAGAGCGTCACAAAAGCACCGTTATTCAGATCTTCATCCTGTTCTATGGCGGAATCTTCAGTCAGGTTTTCGTCTGCCATCTTCATCCTCCTTCCCGGTCACGGAAAGAACAGCGGGCAGAGGAACATCCCCTGAACCCGCCGTTTTCCGGACTGTTATTCCGTCACAGGCGCAGCGATACTAATCGTCACAGCAACTTCCGCGTATCCATCCGCGTCCAGCGTGATAGTCTTAGGCGACTCCTTCACTTCATCCGCCTTGATATACAGCACAAATTCGCCATCCTGGTTCAGCCCCACAGACGCCGCTTCGGAAGCATCCGCAGCCGTCAGCGCTTCCCCGTTATACTTTGCCAGCGTCACAGAAGAAAGGCCGGTTCCGATACCAAGGCCAATCCACTTGTGCGTTCCCTGTGCGGGATTGGAGCTGGTGGATTCCTCAAGGTCATCCACATCCACGGTAATGATGATCGCATTATCGGTAAGTTCCACCGACGCCTTAGCGTTATTCGCCGCGGCAACCTGATCTGTCAGGCTGGGGGCAAGACGTACAGAAAGATTCCAGGCGTCAGGAACCATGATGCCGGCATTCTTCAGTTTGTTCAGAAGAGCATTGAAGTCATTTTTCAGAGTGGCAACAGCCGTCGCTGTGCTGGCGTCCTGATTCTCAGCAGCATTCTTTTCTCCGCCGGCGGTTCCGCCGCTGCCGGGAAAGTTCTTCACTTCAGCGCCTTCCTCAAACTCCAGCACTCCGCCGATGACGGTACGATCGCCGCCATCCGTGTTATAGTTTTTCGTGATAAAGCTCATACGATCCCTCCTTCATAATCCCCGCCAGAGGAGTGCCCGAAGGCAATCCAGAGGCGGGTCTGTGAATCATCAGCCGTTGGCGGCAGCCGCGGTACCGGCCATCTTCAGGTACTTCACGGACTCAGGCAGGATCAGCTTACCGTCGACCCGCTGAGTAGTCATGAATCCAACCTGATCGAACTCCGCATACCGCTCGTTCAGGCGGCGGAAGGTGCGGCTGGACCGGTCGGCAACCCAGTAGTAGCTGTAATCGCCGAAGGTCATGACCTTCTCGCCCTTCGCCACACCAGGCATATAGCCGGAGGTGTAAATCGGGCGGCCCAGAATGGTATCAGGCTTGCCGATATCCAGAGCGGGCTTCCAGATATAGTTGCCCTGACCGTCCTTCAGAGTCATCAGCTGCAGGAGCAGTTCCTCATTGCAGATGAAGGCCGCCTTGGAGCGGTACGGAGACTTCAGGCTGTAATACAGCTTGAAAACGTCATCGAAAGTCACAGCGGTCTGGGATGCGGCAGTCGCGCCGAGTTCCGCACCGACCGTCTCGTTCAGAAGGCCGGTAGGCTGCTTGTCGCCGGTTCCGACGATGAAAGCCTTCTCCTCTGCACGGCCCATAGTCTTGCCGAAGCGGTCGGCAATATAAGCCGCGATATCGAAAGCGGAGTCATTCAGCAGTTCGTTGCTGACCCGGATCATCTTGCCCATCTTGTAGGCAGACAGCGTGGTCTGCGCGAACTTGGTGGTGCCTTCGGGGATTTCCTCTCCCTCATCGATCCAGGAAGCCTCCAGCGTGTCATTGGCCACCGGAATCTTCCGGGTACCGGAGCTTGTACGGATCACATGGGCCATCTGACGGAAGATGTTATTCTCCTCAAGACCCTGGATCAGCCGGCGCTCGAATTCGTCCGGAACGGTAAAGCCGCCCTCATCATCCTTACCGACAGACAGGGCATTGCGCACCTCCAGCAGATGACCTTCGCCGCGCATCATATCCCAGAACGCTCCGGAATACTCCTCGGTCGCGGTGGGCTTCACGGTGTCTTTCCGGGCCATGGGCTTCATCTGCACAGGAGCAGTCGTAGGCGCGGACATCTGAGCATCCATTGCCATTTGGTCTTCCAGGCGCCGGATCTCATCACCCAGTGCCTTCACATCGGCAGTCATCCTGTCATACTGCTCAATGTCAGCAGCGGGAACCATCCCGTTTTCGTCCCGGTGATCTTCCAGGAAGGTCTTGGTCTGTTCCCACAGCGTGTTGCGCTTATTGCGCAGTTCCATGATTTTGTTCATGCGAATACCTCCAAATAACTTTCTCCCACACTGATGCAGTGGGCGCAAAATAGAAAAAGGGTAAAAGAAAAGCCGGATTCGTTCTGAACCCAGCCAGACATATGAAAAACAGCCGGTTCCTTTACTTCAGGAAATCCAGCTGCTTTTTCAGAATTTCGTATGGCATTGCGCCATCACTGGTTTTACCATCCATGCCGATTACAGGTACGTCAGGTTTCTCGTCCTCCGCCACAGGCTCAGCCTGATCGGGGACTGTCTCGCTCTCAGGTGTTTCTGTCATTTCTACAGTCTCAACCTGTTCAGGGACTATTTCGGCAGTAGGTTCTTCAGGAGTCTCAGCCTGTTCGGGGACTGTTTCGGTGCCAGGTGCGTCCATCAGCCCTGCCTCGGTCGGTTCCACAACCGCTGTGTCACCTTCGGCTTTGCCAGATTCTTCATCTGTCCCGGCATGCTTCTTTGCGGCAGGTATGAGCCAGTTAAGGACCCTTTGTCCCATTGCCCTCGTGGAGTATGGCTGCCATACCGCTTCGATTTCTTTGTCATTCTCCTTCTCCTCTTCGGGATCATCCTGCGTTTCAGGATCTTCTGCCTCATCTGGATCGTCAGGGCTTTCCTGCTCATCGGGCTCGTCAGATTCCTCAGGTTCTTCCTGCTCTTCCGGCTCGTCCCGCAGGATAATGGCGTCAGCAAACCCCAGTTCAACTGCCTTCTTCGCGTTCAGCCAGGTCTCATCTTCCATCAGCTGGCTGATCTTCTTACGATTCAGGCCGCTCTTCAGCTGATAGGCGTTGATAATGCTCTCCTTGATCTCATTGAGCGTGTTAATGGCTTCTTCCATATCCCTGGTGTTACCCATCGCAATGGTCATGGGATCATGAATCATCAACATCGCGACCGGCGACATCAGCACCTGTTCTCCTGCCATGGCAATCACAGAGGCGGCGGACGCCGCAATCGCATCGATCTTGACTGTCACCCTGCCTTTATGCTCCAGCAGCATGGTGTAAATCTCCGCAGCAGCAAAAACATTCCCGCCAGGACTGTTGATGTAGACAGTAATATCTCCATCCTCTGCATCCAGCTCTTCCCTGAATGCTCTGGGCGTCACTTCATCTCCCCAGAAGTTGTCCTCGTCAATAGGCCCTTCCAGGCGAAGAATCCGTTCACCCGCGTCATTCCGGATATAATTCCAGAATTTCTTCATTGGTCTCCTCCTTTTCTCCCAGCCTTCCTTTCATTGTGGCGCTGGGCCCGTCTCTTGTTTTCACGCGCCTCCTCCTCTCCGCTTCCCGGCTCCTCTTCCGGAGATTCTCCCGTGCTTTCCTCCTCCGGCTGAGGTGCAGCTATTGCACTCTGATCCCCTTTCTGATATGCAACACCGATATCTTTCAGCTTCACATACGAGCCGTTGGCTACATACACGTTTCCGCCATCTTCATCAGGAATCAGATCCATATTCTCAAGCCGCCTGATATCATTGGGCGACAGGAAACCATTAGCAAATCCAATCGCGTAGCCTTCCATCCTGGACTTATAATCGCCCCGGAGAAGGCCATCTACGTTGAATTTTGGAAAGAATTCGTCCTTTTCGTCTTCCACCAGCACATCCTTGATGATCGCCTGCTCAAATCGCTCCAGCCATGGCATCAGCGTATACTGTACATAGGAGATGCCCTGATGCTCGATATTGTTAAAGGTGGACCGCTTCAGGTCCTGAACCAGATGCGGGGGAACCCGGAAGATCCTGCATATCTCTTCCACATCGAATTCCCGTGTGGAGATGAACTGGCTGTCCTCAGGCGGAAGGCTGATGCTGTGGTAGCTCATTCCTTCTTCCAGGACTGCTATCTTATGAGCATTTCCTGCCCCGCCATATGTGTCCATCCAGTTCTCCCGGATCTTTTCGGGGTTCTTCAGAACACCAGGATGCTGCAAAACGCCTGCAGGCTGTGCGCCATTGCGGAAGAATGAACTGCCATACTTCTCTACAGCGAGTGCGGATCCCAGCGCATTTTTCATCATGGCAATCGGTGAAAAACCGACCAGCCCGTTGAATCCCAAGCCCGGAATATGAAGAATGTCCTCTCTTTGGAACAGGATATCCTTGTTATGCTCTCCCGGAACTTCATCTGTGTATGCGTGGTAGATATAATAAAGTTGCCCATTCGTGTCCCGGTCTACCTCAACATTCTCCGGCAACAGCGGGTAAAGCCCCAGCACGCCATTTTTCCCATCCCGGACAATCTGCGCATAGGCGTTTCCCCACAGGAGAAGATGCGTCATCATGACTTCCCGGAAAGTGAAGCTTGACATCTCCGGATTGCTCTGCCGGTAAAGCACCTTATACAGCGGATGATCCCTTGCCTTTTCCTTTCCGCTTTCATTATCCGAAACCCGGTATAAATGAAACGGCAGGCTTGCCACTGATTCCGCCAGGAGCCGGACGCAGGCGTAGACTGTCGCGATCTGCATTGCGGATTTTTCATCCACAGTCTCGCCCGCATTCGATTTGCCGAAAACAAATATCTCTCCGGAATCCCGGACATTGTCGGTAACCTCAGGCAGCTTCCTTCTGGGAGCATCCCGCGGGCGCTGAAACCCCAGCCATTCTCTGAATCCCATGTCTTACTCCCCCCTTATTGATTTTCGCAAGCTCACGGTCACAGGCAACCATGCACACAACGTAGATCTCCCTGCGGTCATCCCGGTTGATCACGTTATTGGTGATCAGCTCAGTCAGCCGCTCAATCATGTCGCGCTTTTCGCTCTGCGTCAGCTCCTTGTCCGCACTCAATGAACCCCATCTCCTTTACTTTTTCCGCTTGAAGCCTTTACTTTCTCGCTTGATTTCCGCGTTTTTCAAGCGTAAAAGTAAAGTTCAGAAAACCAGCAGTCCTCTATCCGGATCGTCATAAATGCTGTGACTCTCGCCTTCATGCCGGACGCAGCGATCCAGCGCCATAATTGCGGCAACAATGCCGTCGATTTTTTCAGGCGATTTCGCCTTGGTGCATTTGATATTTCCCGCCGGATCTGTGTCTACCACAACATTTCCCGCCATCCAGCGCATGACGGGGTTTCCCCCATGTTGGA